TGGCTAAATTATTTTACGCCTCAGATAGGGGATATATTGAGACTATATACCAATTGTGAAATATTTAGGGGTGTTATAATTAATGTTGATTACGGAGACCCAAATTATAACAAATATACTTGTTATGATGCTGGCTGGTATCTTAATAAGACTATGGACACATATCAATTTTATAACATTACAGCCCGTGAGTGTATACGTAAGATATTAGCAGACTTATCTATACCTATTGACAGCATTTCAGATAAAAATGGCGAGTTAGATAATGTCACGGTTACGGATATGTATATTGACAAGTCAATATCAGAAATCTTAAAAGATATTATAACAGAAAAATTAACAGGTAAATATAATTATGATTTTACGGCAAAAGGGTTTAGGTTATACCCGATTGGCACAGAAATGGCATATCCGGAATTCAGCGTATCAGGGATTACCGATAAATACAGCAGTATATTGTATAGAGGTCGGGAAACGCATACCGGAAGTTTTGAAGACAGTAAAACATCTGTTAAAATAATTTCTGACACTGACGTTCTCGCGGTAGCACGTCATGATTACATGTATCAAAAATATGGTCTTATACAAGAGGTTATACAAGTCAATCCGGACGAGATAACAAATCCAGCTGATTACGCGGAAAACAAACTTATTGAAATGGAACGTCCTAAGGAGACTTACTCTTTTGAAATTGTTGAAGCTCTTAACAGTTATACAAGAGCCGGGGAATCAATAGTTATAGGAGAATATAGTTTTGCAATAACAAATACCGACCACGAAATTGTAAAAGGTATACACAAAACAAAACTTGACGTGGAAAGGATAGAGAAGTATGCCGGATAATACAAGCGCACATCAAATTAAAGACAGTTCGGCCGGACTTGTGGCACTGGCTAAGTTATTTAAGGAACGTGAAAATCCGAAACAGAATGAACCTGTATTCGGAAAAATAACATCTTTAGAACCTTTGCAAATTCAGTTAGATAATAAAAAAATTCTTATTGAAGAAAAAAATATAACATCATTAGTTAATTTATTTGAGCGGCGAGACGGTGTTTACATTAATTCCGGCAAAACAGTAGCTATGCTTATGTATAATAATGGTCGCGTAAGCGGTATGCCTGATTTTCTTGTGTTGGGAGTGGTAACGTATGGCTGATTGGATGCATAAAACGCCGTTGTTTGACTTTGAAAAAGGTGAATTTGTGACTTTAAACGGACACATAAAAACAGTTATCGGAAAAGAAGCATTAAAAGTATGGATTCAAAAAGTATTACGAACGGAATTAAATAATTATGAAATCTACATCGGCACCGGTTACGGGACTGAGCTTGAAACTCATCTCATCGGTCGCGTATATCCAAAAGACTATATCAGGGTGGAAATTGGAGAGAGCGTGAAAACAGCATTGTTAAAACACGATAATGTAACCGATGTAAAAATTAATAATATAGAAATTGACGGAAACAAAATAAACTGGAATATTACAGTTTATACGGATTATGGGGTTATAACAGAGGTTAACCCCTTCTTTGACGATGTTGAACTTGAAGGAAGTGTCCAATATATTCCAAAAGTTGAAACAAAATACGAACTGTTAAAATGTCAAAAACTATTAAGAAATATCTTATTGCGTAACCCGATAAAAACATCTGAAGGAAGCGTTTGCATTCATGAACTTATCTTTGACACATCGCTTTTCCCATCATTAGTAGCAACTTTCAAAATTGCATTCACTGAACAAGTAATAACAGATGATGAAACAGAAGAAATGAAAGATTTAGAAATAGGAGGAATTTAAATGGGACAGCCAGTTATAGATGTTAGCTTTAAAACAACCGCTGATTTAACGATGAGAACATCCGGCAGCGGAATTCTTGGTCTTATTTTAGCGGACGATACAAAAGAAGATACGTCATATAATTACAAAAAATATACGGATATTGTGAAATCGCATTGGACAGTTAGCAATCTTGACTATCTTGAAAAAGGTTTTATAGGACATCCGAAACAAATTATTGTAGAAAGAGTAACTACAACCGAACCGAATTATGAAAACGCCATAAAACGTTTGAAACAAAAAAAGGTAAATTTTATCGCTATACCTGATTTGACGGATGAGAGCAAAACAGAACTAATAAAAACAATAAAAGCGTTAAGACAGGACAAATGCACTATAAAATTTGTGCTTGGGAATACCGCCGCTGATGATGAAGGTGTTGTTAATTTTTCTTCTGATGATATAAAGGTTGGTACAAAAATTTATACCACACAACAATACACGGTGAGAATATCCGGACTTTTAGCCGGGCTAGCACTTGATAAATCTGCTACATATCAAGTGTTGCCAGAAGTTGAAGGATTTACAGAAAGTCTAGACCCGGACGGGGACGCAGACGCAGGCAAATTGATTTTGTTAAATGACGGAGAAAAAATAAAACTTGGCCGCGCGGTAACATCACTCAAAACAGTTTCTGAAAATAAATCTGAAGAAATGAAAAAAATTAAGATAGTCACCGCTATGGATATGATGAGAGACGATATTTCAAGAAGTTTTGAATCTGATTATATCGGGATGAATAATTCATACGACAACAAAATTGTTTTTATGAGTGCGATAAAAGAGTATTTTAAAAAGCTGGTTAGATTAGGGGTTTTAGATGACACCTATTCTCATTCCGTAGAATTGAATGTTAGTGCTATCAGAGATTTTTTAGGTGATAGCGTATCCGAAATGGCAGACGATGAAGTAAAAAGACAAAATACAGGTTCGCATATTTTCTTAACAGCAAAAATCAGATTTGCTGATGCAATAGAAGACTTGCATTTTGATATTTACATGTAGGGGAGAGATATAAATGGAAAAAATGAAAAAGACTTTTTTGGCAAGAAATGTGTTTCATGGTACGCACGGATATTTTTTGGTTGACGGTATGCCGATAATGGAAATGGGAAAATTTTCGTCAAAACTAAAAATAAACCGAGAGACTATGCAATTTGCGAATGAGATGGCTGAAGATACTAAAATGACAGGTTTTGGCGGAGAGTGGAGCGCAACAATACGCAAAGTATATTCACGCATGAAAGATGTAGCCAACAAAATAAAAGAAGGAAAAGACGTAAGAGTTACCATAGTTGGGGTATTGTCTGACCCTGACGCATTGGGAGAAGAAAGAATTACAATGTATAATTGCTGGTTCAATGACTTAAATTTAATGGATTTTGAAATAGGAAAACTTGTTGAAGAGGAAATAGGTGGGGGCTTCACTGACTTTGAGTATATTGACAGCGTAGAGCCGCCAGCGAAATAGAAATATAAAAATTAATACTGACACCAATTAGGGTGTCTTTTTATTTTAGGAGGATAAAAAATGAGTAACAAAAATGAAAAAATTACAATTGAAAAAATTCTTGAAAGAAAAGAAACGTTGTTAAAAAAGGAAAAAAAGACAGCAGAGGTTTATATTAAGTCTCTTGACGGCACAGTTAAAATCATGGAACCGTCATTTGGGATAGTTGCAGATATTACCGATATGGAGGCGGACATGGCTAATAAATACATAGTTTACGAATGTCTTGTTGAGCCGTCACCTAAGTCCCCGGAAATTCAGGAGGCATTTGGGAATCCGACAATCAGCTCTGACGTGTTGGATTATATGTTTAAGCCGGGCGAACTGTCTCAATTAGCAGTTAAGTGTACTGACCTAGCCGGATTTGAGAAATCAAGTGTTGAAGTTGTAAAAAACTAATCGCAGACGATAACGAACTGGATATGTTCCGGTATTACCTTGAAAAAGGAATAACACCGGAATATATTTTGTCGTTACCGTCTGTAAATAGATTATTTTATAAAGCTTCTTATATGCGTTCTCTTGAGATTGAGTTAGAAAAATTAAAATTATTGTTGGGAGGGAACCGATAGTGGGCAGAAACATAGGCGCGACCTTATCACTTAATTCCGGTAACTTTTTTTCAGGTGTTAAAGGTGCGGTTTCATCTCTAGATGAACTTA